ATTCTTTTTAATCTTATCTAAAATGTTCATATTAACCTTTCAAAAAGTCTAGCAATTGTGCTTCGTTCATAGAACCTACACGTCGTTTAATCTCTGCATTATTGTCGTCAATCAAAATCATGGTTGGAACGCTACGGATTCCATAGTGCATGGCAATATCAGATTGAGCATCAATGTCAACTTGCTCAACAGGCACAGTTATCTTATCACCAGCTTTGATGATAACTTGGGTTAGAGTTTTGCATGGATTGCACCACTCAGCAGAAAATTTTAATAGTTTCATATTTGTCCTTATAGGTAATGGCAGTATGTGGATATAATATACTTAGAGTTACTAATTGGAGGCATACCCTTGTGTGGGTACATCCACATAGGAGGGAATATTACTATTCTACCTCGTCTAGCATTTATAGTCAAGTTTGTTTTATCATCGTATGTAACATCGTTGAATACGGTTTGTCCACCTTCTTCAACATCGTTTAGGTAATAGAACATAACAAGAAATCTTTTTGCAGATGCATAATCCCCAACATCAGTATGCCAACCGAACTGGTCAATACCATTTGGATCGTATCGTTTCATTCTTGCATCTTCGTACCCAATTTTACTAGGCATAAATTCTACATTATTTTTATCAATGTAAAACTTAAAAAGATCTTGTGTTAGATCGTAAAACAACTTAGACTCTTCTACAAAGTCCTCATGTTTTGTAATGTTTAACTCATGGAAGTTCATCATATGATTACCCCATGTGTTATTAGTTAGTTTTTGTTCTTGTTTCTCGAATCGTTCAATCAATGAGTTACAAAAGTCTTCTGTCAATACATGATCAACAATCATTACATAGTCAGCTAAGTTTTTCAAAAGAAATCCTCCAATGATGCTTTTTCTTCGGTATGCCAACCAAGTGGCTCAATTACGGTTTGTAGTGCATCTAAAAATGTTTTCTCGAATTGGAGATCATAATCAATGAATCTATTTAGACCAAACTCTTCAGGTAAGGTTTGTGAGAAAGAAATCACATCCTCTTGGAATGGATTTGGCTTCTTTACATAAACAAACTTGATCTTATCTCCATCACGAATAGGTTGGTAAACTTTATCCAACTGCATCTTCTTTAGATAGTGGTTGTGTAGCAATGCACCACGAACATGAATTGGAGTTCCCTTTGTATAGATTGGTGAACCTGCATAGGTCTTTATTCCATTGACACCTCGTGGGAATGCAATCTCTACAACTGAGAATGATTTATATTCACTACGAAACTTTTCAATAAAATCATGCAGCTTACTTTGATCACCATCTAGAATAACAGGAATAGATTCTTTAAGTTTATTGCGAATGATTGAAGGTGTAGATGACTTGACCATTTCCAAACCCATGACCTTGACCTTTGGCTTTGCAAACTGAACACCCTCAGAGTTATGCACGTTAAGAATGTATCGTTTCTTAGCAGTCCAGATACCTTTATCAGCCAGAACCTCTCGCTTCATAATCATCTTTTGCGAGTAAGCATTCATATACTCAGACAGCTTCTTATATGTATTATCAATAAAAGGCTGGAAGATTTCTTCACAGATCTTGTCCATGTACTTGATCTTACCTATCGTATCCTTATCAGCTGCGACGGTTTCAACCAGTTGCTCAAGTGTCAAATAGATCGAGTCAGTATCAATGGCAATAACGTAATCAGCGTCCTTGGTCTTAAGCAACTTGTTCATGTATGCATTAAACTCATTAGCCATCCAACGAATAGACAACTGACCAGAAGTTGTAATACCCTCAGCCATGCGTAGATCAAAGTACCTAAAGTATTGATTACCCATAGCACCATAAGCAGAGTTCAATGCAATCTTCATAGCCATCTGAAGGTTATTCAATCTGGAGATATCCTTTAGCAAGTGCTTCTTGCTTTTATCATCTTGATACTCTTGCTCAATCTTCAACATCTGTTTCTTAAACTTAGATCGATCCTTGTACATGTTTTCCATCAACTGAGGCATAAACCCTTTGATGTCTTTACGATAGCACCACCCATTTGCAGTCATGGACAGCTCATTGTTCTTAGCATATGAAGTATCAATCTCTTGATTCAATAGCTGATCAACTGTACAAGAAATCTTCTCGTGTGTAAGAGTCTCTGGACTGATGTTGTATTGCATAATCAAATGTGGATACAGCGAGTTCAAGTCGAATGAAGCAACCCATTTGTGCATACCAATTAGCGGATCTTTAACATACGCACCTTCAAATTGAGCATCTTTACCACCAAAGATATTCTTTGCGGGGATAGCAATGCGCTTTTCACGCAAGTGGTTATAGATGATGGCGTCCCACATACGAACCTGTGAGAATACATCTTCAAGATTAATCTTTGCGTTGTACGCCATAGTCAAACACAGTTCAATTAGGCGCATCTTGTCTTCCATACGGTCGACCAACTCTACGTCTTGGATGTTGTATTCAACAAACTGTTGCCAGTGATTTGTGTAGAAATCCTTGAATGATTCTCCAGGGTTTTCTTTCTTCTTATCGCCAAGTTCTTGCTCAGCAATATAGTCAAGTCGATATGATTCTTGCTTGGTGTAAGTAAACTTCTTGTACAGGGCAAGAAAGTCCAAGTGCGCAATACCATGGATGTCGTAATGAATCTCTTCGGAACCTTTAATGAAAGTCTTGCGTTCGTTGTAGTATCCCCATGGAGATAGTTTCTTGGCATAAGGCTCGCCAAGTTCACGCTCAATACGTCGAACAAGATAAGGCACGTCAAAGAATTCTGTATTCCAACCAGTGATGATATCTGGATAGTTCTGTTGCCACCAAGCTACAAACTCTCGCAACAGATGCGTTTCGCTTTCGCAATGCAGATAAACTACATCGTCTCTACTATTCACATACGTTTTAGTTCCGAATGTGATAACCTTTTTACTGGCAAGATCCTTGATTGTGATTAGCAAGATATCTTCATTGGCAGTTTTGATATCAGGGAATCCACTTTCGGTTTTAGTCTCGATGTCAATCGTGTATACCTTAATGAGATCCATGTCCCACTTGATATCACTTTCATAAGTATCGCTGATATACTGGCAAACGTAATTAGTGTTACCATAGATATCGAACCCTTTGACATCTTCGTATCGTTTGACAAACTCTTTGGTATCTTTGACACCTCCAGGATTGACCACATCTACTACAGTTCCATCAAGTGTGCGCCAATCACTGTCGTGCTTCTTTGAAGGAACGTACAGTGTTGGGTAAAATTCCACCTTATGTGAAAAAGGGCGACCATTGTCGTAACCACGTACGAACATCTGATCGCCAAAGGGAAATACGTTAGTATAAAAATGCATTATTCTTTAGATTTTCCATACATTAACATCATTGCATCAAGTGCGCAATCATGCACAGGGTGATGTTTAATAACTTCGTGCCGATCAAACCCGTCGTAAACTACATCACAGTATCCGTTTGTGGATCCTGTAAGAATATCTACTGCAGTTCTAATATCTCTCCATGCAGCATAGCTAGTGATTTGTTGCATTTCACAGCGAACTGCAAGGCTATCAATTGCCAGCTGATCTAAAGACCCACGTGCCCACATGGTATGCTTTTGAGCATTCTGGATCCTGTTCATATAGTTATGCAGCATGATAATACCATCCTCAGCTTTTATATCAGTAGAAGATGGGCGCAAAGAAACTTGCTGAACATACTCATGCTGATTTTCCCACCACTCTAAAGTAGATGGATCAATAGTTCGATTCAATCTTTGAATCTGATCTCTTGCATTGAACTTAACAAACAAGGCAGACTCCAATAGATCTTTATAACTTGGACGCTGTTCTGGATCAAAATAAATCAAAGCTGCGCTAAGAACAACCGCAGTTGACTCAACACCAAGAGTTTCTATATCAAAAATAAACATTATAGAACTACCTTTTCATCTTCTCTAGTAAAGAAGGCATTGATCTTTTGTTCTTCAGTCCAACCCAAACAATAGTCATTGTCGGTATCGCAAAACTTGAGAGCTTCTGCTTCACTCATAACTCTATGAGAAATAATGCTCTCAGTTATATGTTCTTGACTAAACTCTTTAGCCTCATTCATTGTCACAGTGTCAAGTGCATACTCTGGATTGGCAGCAGGTGCCTCAACCATATAACGCATACGAAACATCGAAACACACTCAACCATTACCCATACTTTATCAGT